GAGCCAGACCCTTGGTGTAGCGAGCAGACAAGCTGTCGTACAAGTTATCTTCAACCGCTTCTTCAGTGATTGAGAAACCCAAGGCAATGGTTTCGTGGTTGTAGCGAGCCGTGAACGCTTCTTGCGCATTGTCATAAGCAATGGCTGAACCCTCGTTCTTGACTGGAGCAGCAGAGAAGCCAGACAGTTTTGTCTCTTCTTCGAAGCTACGCTCAGATTTCTCTGTTTCGTAGATTTCTTTGTGCTCTTCGCCGTAGGTGGCGTACTGCAAGCCGAACAAAGCGTTCAGGCCGGGGAGCAGTTCTTTAAGTAGTTGTGCGCGTGAAATAGCCATGGTTTATGCTCCTTATACGCCAGTTGCGTTGTTGTACTGATGCATAGTCGCATTGATCTTGACAATAACTTCAGGGAAGTTATCAGCAGCAGTGGCGGTGTCGCGCACTACGTCAATGATACGAATAGGCAAAGTATTGGTTGTGGCAGTGCTGTCCAGAATAGCTACGGCAGAGTTACCTGACGTGGTGCTACCTGCGTTCTGTACCAACGTGGCGTTATTTCCGATGGCGGAAATGCCAACACCAGAGATAACAGTTGTGCCAGACACAACAGCAACTTGGAACAACGTATCAGGATCATCAGCGACCACAGCAAAAATCTGCGTGCCAGACTTAATTGCCTGACTTGCTGGATAAAACTGTTGTTGCTGGACTTGACCAGTTGAACTGTTAGTAAAACTTACGCCTAAGAAAATACCGACGGGCGTGGCAGTTGTTGTGCCAGTGTCCTTTTCGATAGTGCCGTCAGACACGCGTTTTACCAAGTCACCATAGAAAATGTTAGTAGCGTAGCCACTAGCAATTTGCATCAAACGGGTTGAACCCGCAAATACCTGTCCACCTATTAGGTTTACAGGCTTTAGACCGTAAGGGGCCGAGACTGTAGGATAAGCCATAAAGACTCCTGTTTATTTAGAACCAGAACCAAACCCTGTTCCGCGACTTGTTGTTGACTTGCGGTCAGCAAACAAGGGCATCCGAGGATCACTATTTCGCATGAAATGATTGTCAACTGAATCCATCTGGTTTTGAGCTTGCTTGTTGTAATACTCGGCTCGGGCTTCAATGCGTTCCTTGGGGGCCTTGCAAAGCATCAGTCCACCAATTTCCACATTGCCGTTTGCGTTGTTACCAAACAAGGCCAATTCTGGATGATCCACTGCTTTCACCGGCTCATAGCCATCGCGCATCTGTAAAGACACGTTGTTGGCTAATGGCTGACCTAGCACATGAGTCGCTACCCAGCGAAACGTGTAATCTGGATCAGGTGTCGGATCGGGCAGGTTGCTCGGGGGTACGTATACCGAACGAGCAGATTTATCGCGCGACTTACTGTCACGATTTGAGCGGTCAATAGTTTCAGCCATTTTAATTCTCCAACTTTGCTACTTGAGCAGCATATTGCTGCGGGGTTAAACCAAATTTTTTCGCTAACGCTACTTGCGTTTGAGTTAGCTTAATTTTTCCTGCACTCGTAGAACGAGATACAGAGGCAACCACTGTCGTAGGTCGTTTTTGAACCTCACCAGACCTTGGCTTGTCGTTTGTCTGCCCGAATAAATCAGGAAACGTTGACTTCATGCGACCATCAATTTGGTCGAAATATTCAGCAGAGCGGGGATCCACTCCGTTTGTGACTAGCTTTTGGTGCAGCCCTAGTGCGTAGCTGGTGTATTCCTCAAACCCTTGCTGTCCGAACCACTGGTTTTTTGCCTGCCAGCGCAGAGTTTTTTCGTCCGGTTCAGCCCTTGAAGGTTGGGCTTGTTGCGTTTGTACCTCAAAATTTTCTTCCTGTAAAGGGGTAGGACGATAATTTTTTACTTGTTCTGCACGAATCTTTGCGTCCATCACAGCTTCTTGGGCTTCAATGATGGCGTCTGTGTCAAAAGATTCTTGTGCTTCTTTAAGTCTACGCCTTGCCATAACAAGCTCTGTTTCAGCTTTAGACTTAGCGCCCTCAATGACAGCTTCCTGACCTGTGTAGACGTTTTGCTTGAGGCGTTTGTTCTCCTCAATCAACTGTTGTGCAAGACGCTCAAGTTCTTGCTTTTCACGCATTGTTGCTTCTTTGACACGGCGCTCATCATGACGGGCGTGGGTCAACTCTTTGATGCGTCCCTTGACTTTGTCAGAATAGGACTCGATTTCTTCATCGGTCGGATCAAGCACTTCACGGTCTAGGGGCTTGCGGCCCCTATCACGCTCGGGCGTGTCGTCCTCAATTTCAATCTCTATCTCGCCTTCGCCTTCTATTTCAAACTCGACGTCAACGGTCTTTTTGTCCTCGACTTCGTCGGGGAACTTGTACGGTTCAGCCATATTCTTCCTTTCAAGCGCGGGTTAAGCCGCGAGGGTCTTGCACAACAGCATCAACTTGGTCGTCGTTGATGAGACGGAACTCCTTGCCAAAGATTTTGAATCTTGTGCCGGAGTAAGTACGTACTAAAACAAAGTCACCTTCTTTACACCATGCTCCGTTAGGAAACTTGGCGGTGTCTCCGTACGCATCGGGGCCAACTTTTAAAACAAACAACACGGTTGTAGCGTGTTCTTCTTGGCGCATAAACTCAACTGGTTTATACAGGCTCGATCCTGCAATCTTTTCGTCAACATCTGGCACAGCGCAAAGAATCTTCCAACCTGTGGGGGTAGGAAGTTGCGTGGCTTTCTGCTCATCGCTAAAGTCAGGTTCAGGTGCATCCAAAGCTTGGATGGGTTCAGGCAGTGCAAAAGCACCGGGGGAAAGATCAATGTCACTCATCTGATTCTTCAACTTTCTGTGCAAGGTCAAGTAGATAACGCTCTGCAAGGGCTAGACCCTGAATAATCCCGCAGAGTTTTTGATACTCTTCAAATGTGCGACACCCCCCACCAGCCAAATCATCGGCATAGTTGTTCATGTCGGTGCGTATTTTTTCGCGCAATACGCGTGCGAAGTCTTGGATCATGATTTAGGTTCCGTTTTGGGTTGGTTGCGAGATTGTTGCAGTGCAGCAGTGCGTGCTTGCAAATCCATTTGCTTCTGGTTCTTTGCGATCTCAGCACCTATTTGGATGCCAGCGCGTTCTTGTTCAAACTGTTGCTTGAACTCGCTCTCTTTGATCTGTGCGCCAACACGCATTGATTCCAGTTGCAGTTGACCACTGACCTTTTGTTCTTCCAACTCTTGTTTGTCGGAAGCGGCTGCGGCATCCATCATCAGCTTTTGCTTCTTCAACTCTAACTCGCCTTGCTTGATCTGCAACTCTTGCAACTGCATCTGAACCACTGGGTCTTGTGCTTGCTGTTGTGCCTGCATCTGTGCGGCTTTGGCTTGATCTTGCATGAGCACTTGCTGTGCCGCTTGCGCCATCATTCCAGACAAAGCAATCTCCACATTTGGTGGTAACTTCTCGTCTTCGGGTGGCAGTGGCATACCAAGTTGTTGCTCGATCTTCTGACGCATCATGTAGCCAACGTGTTCTGCAACGTGTGCAGTGAGCGCCGCTTGAATGGCCGGAGCACGTGGGTTCTGACCAATGAACTGTTGAATCAGTGGGTCTTGCAACAACATCATGTGCACTTGGATGTGTGACTGATGATCTTGGTACATGAATGCTTTGAGTGGTTTACCCTTGAGCACATTCTGGTTTTCGGACACAGGGTCTGTGGGCTTCTGGTCTTCTTCCAGTGGCACCAACTTGGCTGCGTTTTTAATACCTAACACCTCCAACATACTGCGGTGCAGTTGCGGTAAGTCGTAAATATCAGGCGCCATCTGCGCCATCTGAATCACAGCTTGGTACTGCACAACACGTTGACTCATGGTTGCAGCGTTGGGGTCAGACACAGGGATCACATCTACGTGGTTGTAGTCAGCCTGTTTAGCGCGGGGGCCTTTTGTACCTTCTGGCTCATACAAGTAGTCAGTGTCTGAATAATCACGAATGATGTTTTTCAACAGACCCAATTCTTGCTTCAATGCAAAGTGCACACGGGCTTGAACAGCCGTCATCACCTTGAGTTGTCTTTCTAACAGCGCCAGCGTTGTACCGACAGGAGCGTTGCCACTCATGTCAGACACCTTCATGTCAGCGGTAGCGGCAAACCTGCGGCCTTCTTCCACAATGTTCTGAAGCAGTGTGTACAAAGTCTGACTTGGCTCTTTATATGGAAGTGGCAAGATGTTGTCGCGTATCGTGCCAGAGCCTACATCTACGTCTCGGAATTCACCCGGTGCGATGGGTGTGTCATCTCCCTTGATTCGCAAGCCCCGTGTCTTGAGTCCACCGGGCAAGTTGGCAAGTGTTCCTGCATCGATGAGTTGACGCATGAGGGATGTAGCGGATTTAGCAAAGCCTCCGATAAGATGGAAAAGCCCGAAGCCGTAAGCTCCAAAACCCGGTATATATTGGTAATGTACAAAGTGCTGACGTTTGAGTTTGAGTGGGTCATCTTCTTCCCAATTGCGACGAATGGCTAGCACATCGTTAGTGCCTTTAATCAACGTGACCACGTACGGCAACATGATGCCGGTGGGTTCACCATCTTCTTCGTCTTCAAAGCCTTTGAGGTCTAGATCAACGTGGCACTCATACAGTGTGTAACGATCATCATTGATGTCACTGAAACCTGTCTCTTTGTCTTTGGCTTTCTGAATATCACTGATGGATTTATCAGGCTCAGACAACTCAATGTCACGGTAAAAACCCGCTTGTTGCAGTTTAAGAATTTCATTCTTTGTCTTGCGCATCACGTGTGTAATGCGGTAGCACGTATCCATCTCTGTGGTGCCGTACGGCAAGATGATGTCTTCGGCTGGAATAAAGATTGAAACTTGACGTCCCAAATTGGGATCGTAGTACACCTTCTTAAACGCTGAACCCGTGGCTGGCAGTGACCACAACATGCGCTCATGCTCTGGGCGGAACTCAACCATCTTCTCTGTCAACTGATAGTTCATATCATCTTGAACACGGGCGGCAGCTTCCTTCTTCTCAGGTGTCTCCTTACCAATGATCTTGGTGCGCACTGGGCCTTGTGCGGGGAACGTCTCAGTGATTGTCTCGGCTTGGAATCTGACGACCGCCTCAGTAATCATGGGGTGGAATACACCTGACGCACCATTCCAAGGTTCTGTGCGCTCTTCCATCTGCACGCCCAGAAGTTTCAAACCTTCTGTGTAGGCTTTCTCCCAATCCTTGCGTGAGGCTTTGTCGTTGTCAATGTCAGAACACAACTCACTTGCCATAGATTGCAGTGCACTATCAGACACTTCATCGGCCAAGTTATCAGAGAAGGTATCATCTTCCCCTTCACCAATGCTGATCTCTAAGTCACCGGCACGAATGTTGACTTCTTCAGGGTCAACAATCTCAATCTCAATCGCCTCTTCGTCTTGCGCTAACGCGTCAATCCCTGTGGGTTGTTGGTACAGTGCTTTGTCAATATTAGTAGCCATGCTTGATCCTTAGTAATACGCCGCTTTACGGGGTATAGAAAAAATGTCGTCTTTTTCGTCGCTGTCCAAGCTGATGAACCCACCATTCCTGAACCGAGCTAACGCCATACTTGTGCAGTCAACCATGTCGTCATGATCTGACGCGGGGAACGCAGCCACCTGCTCTACAACTTCCTCTGCCCAGCGCCTACCCGCAGGATACCAGACCATGCCCGATCTGAAAATATCCGACACTGCATTCAGTCGTGCAACTTTATCACCTGTGCCCCTGTGTGGGGTGAACTCTTGGACAGGAATACCCATGCGCCTGAACTCTTGGAACAGGGGTGTACCGCTAGACTTCTTCTCCACAATGAACGCATCGGGCTCCCACTCTCTGTATTCTTCCAGCGCCATGTCTTTAAGTTCACCAAACTCCACCCGCTTGTTGATGGCGTTCATCAGGATGATGTGGGGCTTCTCTCCTGTGAGTTTGTGGCTAAACACACCCCATGTGAGCAGTGCTGTAAAGTCAGCGCGGTTGTTCTTTTCCGCTGCCGCATCAAGTGTCATGATGACAAACTCTAACTCTGGGGGGTCTTCCTCTTCCCACTTCGACCACCACTCGCGCTTGATGATCGCACCTTCTTCGCTGGTGGGTTGTTGCTGATACTGAGCGTTCCACTGGAACGAGGGCATCGACGCTTTGGTTCTATGCAGGGCTTCAAGGTCAAAAAAGTCGGGCCACAGCGCCCTCTCCTCTGGCAAGCCTTCATTGAATATGGCAGGGAACTCAAAGAACTCATACTTATCAGCATCGTCATTGCGTGCCATGTCCTTGGCCATCATGCCAATCAGATCGTTGGGATGCCAGCGGGTATGCACAATCGCCATCCGTCCACCCGGCATCAGGCGGGTACGAGCACCGAAAGTAAACCATTCGTACGCCTTTTGGAACACCTCAAAGTTGCCGTTCAAGATGTCCTGCTCAGAGAACGGATCGTCAACAATCAAGAAGTCAGCGCCTCGGCCTGCAAGGGCAGAGCCAACACCGCAGGCAAAATACTCACCACCTGAGTTGGTGTTCCACCGACCAGCAGACTTGCTGTCAGCGGCCAGCGTCACCGTTGGAAAGATTTCTTTGTACATTTCTTGGTCAACCAAGTTACGCACCTTGCGGCCAAAGTCCACGGCGAGGTCAGTGGTGTGAGACACCATCAGCACCTTCTTATCAGGGAAATTACCTAGGAACCATGCAGGGAAATAAACCGACACCAAAAAAGATTTACCGTGGCGTGGCGGAATAGAGACAGCAATCCGGTCTTTGCGGTTGAACGCCATGTCTTCTAATAGAGATGCCAGCCTCTTATGGTGCCGCCCGATTTTGTAGTCGGGGTTCATCTTCATACAAAATTCAAGCAGGCTACTGCGTGCAATCTTGGAAGTCTCGCGCTTGGTCAACTCTTCCAGTGTGGCATCGAACGATTCCAAATCCAATGGGTCTAGCTTTGCCAAATCTACGTTTTGTAGATCCTCCATTGTGAACTCAGAAAAATCAATCATGTGGTTCAGAGCGTACTAGGGTGGGGGTGTTCAGCACATCGGCCTTGCTTTCCTGCAATGTTCTGGGCTTGGCCAGCACATCCACAACTTGTTCTGACTTGCTGCGAAGTTCCAGCAGTTTGGAAATCCTACCTTTAATAGAAGCTTCAAGTTCCAGCGTGGTTTTGTGCTTGACAGTAATTTCACTGCGTTCGATGAACAGCCCCACGTCACCCACCTTGCCTAGCAGTTCAAGTGCACGGATGCGAATCTTGGGATCGGGGTGTGTGGTTTCTTCGATCAGCTTGTTGGTCACATAGGTTCTGATCTGCACTGCCGAGTTCACCACCACCTGATCGTACTCGCTCAGTATGGACTTGAGGTGCATCACCGATGCTGTGGTTGTGACTGCGTTGGTCTGGGCTGTTACTACATTTGTAGCTTCAGCAGTGCTGATCGAATCATGGAAGGCCGAGCGTGCCCGCACCTTATCTTCTTCTGAGGGTTCATCCGGTGCACCAAAGGCTTGCAGGAACTCAGCCGTCTTAAACAGGGCATCCACCTTGGTATGCAAAGACACCACGTCCTCCCGCTTGCTTGGGATTGGCACCGTCAACTCTGGGATACAGGTCAGCATGGCGCGAAATATAACATAGAAACGGCAGGGCGTGTCAAGACACTATTACTAGGGGGGTGTTCTGGAACACGATTTCATGGATTTTTTGCTATAAAAATTTTTAGCAGGGCGTTTTATTTTGATGGGGGGTGGGTTCCGTAGGCGCGAGGGGTGGGGTGATTTGAGAAAAATTGGTGATCGTTTGAGTAGACCACACTGTATATGTGGCTACGGAGTCCCGACGCTACAAGGCTTGGTGGGGGGTGGGTGGGGTCGCGCCCGTGGGAACTGGTGGCGCTGGGAGAGGGGAGAAAATTCCTACCCGTAGGAAACAATGGGAGACGTGACAAGGCAATAGATAAAGGGTTATAATTGAGACATCAGCAACCGACAGTCTTTGTCGGCCTGATTTTTAGGGAAACACCTATCA